ACATAATCACTCATAGTTTAAGCAGCGCAAAGCATTTCTTCAACGTTAGCTGAAAGAGGAGATTCACCAAACGGTTTTGATTTATAAAAAGTGTTAAGTGTTTCAAAACACCCATCGTCATTGATGGAAATAACAATGCTTGTATTGATAGTCTGACACCCAAGTTCCGGGTGATCTAAACAAAACACTCGCGCCCTGATATAAGACTCATCGTTATTTAAATAAAATTTAGGTGCTCCTAAATAATGAACAACGGGTTTGATTTTATTAATTGCCTTAAATGATTTCTTATCAAGCTTGTTTAAAACGGATTGCCAATATTCAATGCTGTCCATAATGTTTCCTTTTAAAGTACGTCAGAGATATCATCAGTAGGAGTCATCCGTCCTGTGATTTTGTTGTAAAGCAAGCAACCTGCTGGTCCAGTAGTGCCACTATACCTGTTCTTTAAAACCCTAAGCTGAGTAGTGTTTCTCACAATAGGATCGTCAGCTTGCCCATTACGCTCAAGCCCTATCACCATGTCGCTAAGCTGTGCAATGGAAGCACTGCCCCGTAGCTGAGCAAGGCTGGTGGCAGCACCCTCTTCGTGTCCCTTATCAGACGGACGCTTAAGATGGCTGACAATAATGAGAGCAATGTTTGTTTCTTGCACAAGCATTCTAAGCTTTGTCATGATTTCATCAATAGCTTTACGCTCATCGTTGTTCTCTTGGGCAGATACGATGATGCTTAAATGATCAAGAAAGATGTACTTGCAATTCAAACCCTTAGCCAAGTACCTAACCCGGTTGATGATGTTGCCAATACTGGTGCTGCCAAAGTGATCGAACAAGAACACACGACCAGTGCCGAGGGTGCTATCAAAAGCCTGTCGTCGTTGTTGATCAGACACAGAGCTTGTATCGGGTAAATGCAATGGTGTGTCAACAGCTAAGCTCATCAAAGACAAGCCTGTCTTCTTCACACTCTCTTCAAGGAACATTAGACCAACACTGTCAGAGGTGGTCTGTAAAATATGCCAAGCAATTTCACGCAACACTTGGCTCTTGCCTAATCCACTGCCAGCAGTGATGGTGACAAGCTCACCGAGCCTAATGCCATAGGTTAGATCATTCAAGCCCTCCCAAGGATACTTACAGTCTGCTGGTGCCATTGGTTTAGACACCTCATCCCATAGCGTAGAGCCACTCACAATGCCATCAGGGATGAAGCCTTCACTGGCCCACCAACGAGAAACGAACGCTGCGCTTTTACCATCAGCGAGCCAGTCACATGCGTCTTTGTATTCGGGCAAGGGTTTAAACACCTTAGCCTTACTGCCAAACAACTCAGCAACTTCCTTTGATGCTTTCTTACCCGGCTCGTCACCATCAAAGCAGATGACAATGTTTTCAAAGCTATTCAAATATTCATAAGCATCTTTGCAATTCTTTAAAGCAGCAGCAGCACCATTACGAATAGATACGGCAGGGTACTTAGAGCCAGTGAGTTGGTATACAGCCAACGCATCAAACTCTCCTTCAGTGATAGTGACATATTTACCACCTGATGGGAAAATGTTTTGACCAAATAATGTACCAGCAGAAAAGTTGCCAATGGTTGAAAACACTTTGTCTTTAATGCTTCTAACCTTAGCCCCACACAAGCTGCTGTCTTTGTCGTAATAAGGGAATAAGTAATTACCATCACTGCGAACAACACCATATCTCTCAACAGTATCTTTAGATAATTTTCGATCAGAGATGGATGTACTGACTCCGTTGTTATAGCTTTCTAAAAAGCTAGTCATGTCTTTTACAATAATGGTTTCTGGAGGCATAGATGTTTCAGTATAAATTGATTGATCGGATGGAGTAAAGTTTGCACAAGCAAAGCAATAGGTTGAGAAGTCATCATTGATTGACAACCCATCGCTGCTTCCACAATCTGAGCAAGGTTTGTGTATAGATATGAATGACATTATCCTAGAACATGTAGTAATAAATTAATACTATGTATCACCATTTGTTGTTGTTCAAGAGCTAGCTCTGACCAAGGCTTTGTTGGACCATGCCATTTCTTTCTAATGGCTTCATAATACTTTTCAACATCACTCATTTTTGATAGATTTAATAGGGAAGAAGGCATCAATTGTAACAGGTGCCACAGTTTTTAGTACAGACAATATTTCCTCAGCAATGACCCGGTGTTCTTTTTGTGTTGATACATGAAGTCGTTGTTTCAAATAAAATATCCAACTACGCATTGTCCCACTCATATATATTTTAGAACTAGTTAGTCCTTCTGGCAATATAGAACGGGCTTGTTCCTTAGCAATGTTGTTTTTAATTGACCAATCATAAGCATACTTTGATATGTCAATAACAATCTGTTGAACTTCTTCCCACTTAGCTTTTAAAAGAGGGTCTTTGTTTTCAATAGAGTTTTGTCTATTTTTTAAATCTTGCAATCGACATTCTCTGTACGGCGCAGGATCAAGAGCATCTGTTGTTGCATACCGTTGAGAGAACTCTTGAAAATAGAAAGACTTATGTCTCAATATCTGACGACCAATGTCACGTGTAGTATTAATTTCAAGGCATACGTTTGCCATGTCAAAAGGACTAACGTGTCCTTCTTCCATGCAGTAGTAAAGCAGGCGTGTGTTGTCGCTAGTTTGATTGGCTGGATTACTAACCCGTGCCATAAACATAATTTGTTTATCTATGTCTGGTGTAGCCCATTGTATTTTTACATTAAGCTTTTTCATATTTATCTCGCGTTCAATGCGTTCGAACTCGTCGTCTTCAGTGATCATAGTGGTGCGTCCTCAAAGTTGCTGGGATTAAATGGTACTGGCTTGCTCGGCATCGGCTTGGGTAGCTCAAGGGGGAAGGGCCATATGGTCATGCGTTGCGCTCCTTCAATATCTTTTGAGCTACGTACATCCCAGCGTGGAATGCCAGTTTCATTTTTAAGGCAATCATGGCGGACTCTCTGGTTACGTCTTCATCCGTCAGCCCTACCCACTCACGCTTGGGTGCATTGCAGATTTCGCACTGCTCACCGCGCAACCAACCATGACCACACCTCCAGTTATTTTTGCGCCATTGATCTTCGCTCCAATAGGCTTTGTTTTCATCCATTGTTGCGCTCCTTCAGCTTGGCTTCCACAGTACGGGCAAACTCAATCCACTTGCTGCCGTAAACATTGTTCCTGTCAAACAAATCAAGTATCTCGTCCTCATCCAGCCCTACCCACGGGCGCTGTGCTGCGACTTTCTTAATACGCAGCAGCACCTCTCCATCGATTATATCTGTTCGCCCCTCACGTGATGGTTTGAATATTGCATACCCGCATGGCTCCCCCAAAGTCTGCGGATCATCGCATTCCAAATGAACAGGGAACGCATTGTCAAAAGCCCAATACTCAGGCTTGCCATCGACAAAGTTTTTCCACAGCCACAATTTCTTCGGCTCCTGCTCTGGCTGCTCCAGTTCGGCTTGCAGGGCGGTGATGGCTTCTTGCGTTGCTTTTTGACCGCGAAAGCTGTCAACAAAAATCGCTGCTGATTTCAAAGCCTCCAGCGCCTGTTGCATTACTTCTTTGTTGCTCATGGTTACTCCTTAATGTTGTGGGCGGCTTCGACGCCTCGGGCAAACCCCATGAAAAACGGGATAACGGTGGCGGTTACAGTGTCATCCCAAATATTTGATATCTCCTCCTCCGTCAGCGGCTTGCGCTGTGCTGCGGGTGGGGTGGTGTAAAGCGCATACGCAACGCAAGTACCCCCGATGCGTTTTGCCTCTGCTTTTGCGTCAATCTCCGCAAACTCATCACGCCACATTTTTGAACAGCCTTGCACCGCCCACGCCACAGGCTCCTGCTCTGGCTGTGCTACTAGCCGTGCCTTCGTATTCCCACAGTCTTTGTAATGACACGCATCACCGTCTTGGCAGGGGCATCGAGGGTCTTTTCCTATGCACGGCTCGGCTTGCTGCTTGGGTGGGGCAACTTTTTTGATTGCCTGATGTACAACATAAAACATGGTTTCGTAATGACCGTGCTTTCCCTCCTGCATTTTTTCGTCATACAAATCTTGCACAAAGCGATTCAGTTCTGTTTTGTCATACGCCACCGGCTCCTGCTCTGGCTGTGCTGACTTTTTAGCTACCCACGCAAGTCCAGTGTATGTCGGCTCGTACACGTAGCCAAGTGACTTTAAAATTTCTACCGCTTCGTTTGCAGCGGGTTGATACACTGGTGGGGTGGCAAGACTGCAATCACAAGGCCCAACGGGTAGCGCATCGCCATTGTGAACAGAGCAATCACTGTCGTGTATATTGCCGTTTTTGCAGGCGGCGCACTGGCAGTGTGTGGTCGCCCCTCGATTGCGCTCCTTCAGTTTGGCTTCTGCCGCAATAAGCAAATCTTCCCAGCCATACTGAGCCGCCGCAAATTTACGCCTATCTTCATCCGTCAGACCCTGCCACGGGCGCTGTGCTGCGGGTGGGGTGGCAAAGTGATCCGCCAATTCCCGCGCCCTGTGCTTGTTGATACCCTCGCGGACTAGGCTGACTACTACCATGTCGCGCCACTGACTCGGCTCCTGCTCCTGCTCTGGCTTAGATGGATAGTTGTTGCTGCTGCAAGCCACGCACTCGTAAAGTACGGCGGCTTTACACTCGGGGCAGGTAGGCTCCTGCTCTGGCTGTGCCAGTGCGGTGCGCAATGCCGCCATCAAATTAGCGGTAGGGCCTTGTTGGCTCCATTTAGCGGTAGGGCCTTGTTGGCTCCATTCCCATTTGGGTGAATCCCAGCGATCTACCACCGCTTTTGCGGCTTGTTTTAAGTCAGTCATGGTTGCTCCTTTATGTTGTGGGCGGCTTCAATGGCACGGGCGTATGCAATGTGACGCGACCATCCGGGTATCGCACCAGCAGCGCCGTCCCATATTTTTTGTATCTCCTCCTCCGTCAGCGGCTTGCGCTGTGCTGCTTTTTTACCGTCGGCAAACCCGCGTTGGTACACAATCGACAGCGTGTCGGCGGCATCATTCACCTTGGCCTGCGCTGCTTGGCGCTTTGATTCAAATCCTGTCATTTCATACTCCTTCCAAT